TCGAACCCGCTGAGATCGTAGAAGTAGACCCTGCGTGCAGTGCCGGACGGCAACATTGACCCGACGCTAATGTCGCCCTGCGCCCTCAGGCCGTGACTCAGAAAGAAAGAGCCTGCCGGTTGCCCTGACGCGCTGTCCGGTATGCCAGTGGTCGTGTCCAACTGCACCCTCAGGTACGCCTGATCCGTGCCCACAACGTCATTGGGGTCGTTGAAGTAGACGGTCCCGTCGCCGTACCCGGAGTGCCCGGTCTGGTCGTTGAGGACGATGTAGCTACCCCACTGGCGGATGTTGCCGTCGACCTGGAGGTCACCGACCACCTCTTGCCCGCCGAAAACGTACATCGCACCGTCCACTGTGAAATCTCCGGAGACGGCGAGGTTCTGCTGTACGATAACGGCAGGGCCAGACGGGTGGGTCACTTCTGGGTCAGTTATGACGAAGTCGAGCATGGCGTGCCAGCTTGAGTCCGTCCTGTCCTTGATTGAGAACCGGTGCAGGTCCTGGTCGTAGTAGGACTGGAGGGCCATGACGCTGACGCCGTCTATCTGTGTGTTGAGTCTGGCGTTGGCCATGGTCAGTGAGGAGCCGTTTATGAACAAGCGTGACGTTTCCACCGTGCCGGTGGTCTCCAGGTCCTCAGTGGTTGCCGTCCAGTCGATGTGCTCGTTGGGGTCTATGCTTGCAAGGTCGTCGTGGTTGTGGGTGTGCAGTGTCGTGACGCTACCGTCTGTAAGCTCGTCGGCCTCCAAGTCAGACAGGTTGTTGACCTCGGCGCCGGACTCGATACCGGCGAGCTTGTTGTTGAGGGCGGTGGTGTAGGCCACCTCGACGGCCTCAAGTATGGCGTAGTTGGAGTGAGTGTGAATCTGAGAGGCCCACGTGAGAACGTCTGCGGCCGCGATACCAGAGTCCTCTATGCTGGTTCCGGTTGTGCCGTCCCATGACGCGAGGTTTCCATCGACCACGGGAATGCCCGGGCCGGATACGTCGCCGAGGCCAGCCCCCGTCGTCCTCTCGTCCACATACTTCTTCGTGGCCGGATTGTAATCACCGGATGGTGAGTACACCTCGATGTTCGTCTTGGACAGGCACTCGTCTGCGGCCCAGTGCCTGATCTCTTCGCGGGTTCTTCTTAGATCAGCCACTACTCATCTCCGCTAGTCGGTAGATTGTAACGATCTGCTTCTGGAAGAAGGCAAGGATCACAAGCGGCGGCGCCATCGACCCAAGGAAGGCGAATATCAGCGACGGCCACTTGTTCTCAACCTTCCTCTCGACCACCTTCAACCTGTTGTCGTGCTCCGTGAGCTGTGACACGTGCCTCTTGCACACGTTCTCATGAAAAGCGTCTTCAGAGCCCTCCAGTCTTGCCAGTGAAGCTCCGATCTCCGAGACAGCCCTCTTAATCTCCCTTATGTCTCTCTCGATTGTTTCCATCCGGCCGTCAGACATCGGGGTCTCCTTATGGTGTGAATCTGTTGTCCTGGACGGGGTACCAGTAGTAGTTTGATTGGTTGTAGAGGACCATGTACTTGACGTACCCGGCAAGCGTTGTCGAGAAAAGGGCTTCCGCTCCAACCGTCTGGTCGCTGAGGCTGGACGCCACTGGCGTGATTGATACGTGAGCACCGGCGCTTCTTTCGTCGCTGACGAATGCAATCTGAGCGCCCTCATCGACTGAGGTCGGGGTCGGCAAGGTGATCTGTACGGAAGTGCTCTGGCCGGTCAGGTTGATGACATCGTTGGCGCTGATGTCGTCCCAACCGAGAGAGACCGCACCAGTCATGGCGCCATGGTCAACCAGCGCAATGTCGTTGAAGTTGCCATCTATGACCTTCCACACGCCACTCGGGATGGACATCAGCCTGATGAACCCCAGGCCCCCCCACCGATTGCGGATGATAGTGTCGTGCTCTAGTGATGTGTTCGATGCGTCGATCGTGATGGGGTACGGGTCTCCTCGTGACGACAGGATCACTATCTCCCTCTGAGGGTCGGTTGGGCCAGGATCAGGCAACTGGATGGTGGCCGGGCCAGTGAACCCATTGATCTCGTAGACGGCGTAGTAGCCATCGAGGTCAGCGAACGTGGGTTGCCACGTACTAGACGAGTCCGACCGGGTCAGGACGTTCTGCTGGAGGTTGGCAATGTCCGATGCGTTGGTTGCGATATTGCCAGTGTTGGTTGCGATATCGGCAGTGTTGTTGGAGATGGCAGTGGTGTTGGTGTCGATCTGGGTGGCGTTCTCAACGAGGCTGATGTCCCTCGCCCCAGCATAGGCCGACGCCGACCCCTGGCGGTCGTAGATGTTATTGACGCCGAGGCCGATGATGTTGTTGAGCTCATCCGTGACCTTGACGATGTCATTGGAATCTCCGGGGGAGAGCCCGGAAGTGTGGACCCTGGCAATCAGCGACATTATCCCTGCCTCCTGAGTTTCTTTGCGCCCTGAACGGACGCCGCCCTCGCCTTGCTTACGCTCTCATGGAACTGCGTCACCATGCTACGGTAAAACAGCTCCCTCTGCTGTCTGATCTGCCTGATCTTCTCACGCTTGACGTCGTCAGACATGTCGGGGTCATACGTGATGGCCTCGATAGTGGCCGAAAGCGCTCTCGATTTGGCCACGGCATTATACATGAACTTGTGCATTATCATGTAGTGGCCGGAGCGGTCAAGCTCGGTGGCCCTTTCTTCATTGGTGGCCCGCCTGTCGGCAAGTTCGTTCCACGTGTACGCCGCCTCCTTGGTCTTGCTATACAGCTCGTAGAACTCCTCTGAGTACCTGCCGTACGCCGCCTCAGCGTCAGAGGTGAAGGACTTAACCAGTGGAATCTTCCTTGAGAGCGGCTGGACATCTGGCTCAACCGTCTTCGCGTAGCCGGGCAGGCTAAGCAGGTCGAGTCCGTATTGCCCGACCCCAGCGAACGAGCCCCTCACCAGGAAGTCGATCTTCGCCGGTGAGAACTCAATGTTCTTCGAGTAGAGGACCTTGGACAGGTACCTTGCGAAGTTTGAGGTCGAGGCCGTGTACTGGTACGGTGCCTTGAGGTTTTCGATACTGCCCTTGATGATCTTCTCGCCCCTGAAGGCGTCTTTGTTCACCCAGGTCTGCACCATGGCGCCGAAGAACCCGCCAGCGCCCAAGACGGCACTTCCCGGGTCCAGCGTGCCACCGAACACCTGCTGTGCGAACATCTCGCCAAGTGCCTTGGCCTCGCGGGGGTCGTTGTGTGCGATCCAGTCGTACATCCGCTCAGGCAACGAGGCGAAGATCAATCCGTACTCGAACGGCTTGGGCCACTTAATGATGCGGTCGCCAACCTTAACCATCCAGAACAGGTTCTTCTCCCACGTAGCCCTGTTCTGGTACCACTCCTCGTCGTTGTTGAGGTAGTGCAAGACCAGGGACGGGATGGTCAGGCCGATAAACCCGCGCATCATCGTGCTATTGGTGTTCGACTGAGGGCTGAACATGCTCCGCACCATCTTGTCACTGCCGCCGATACCAGCGGTGAAGAACGCCGAGATGCGGTTGATTGCGGCCGCCTTCTTGCCAACCCGGGCAAAGTCAATCGTGGCATCACGAGAGTCAAGAGCGGCGATCTCTCTGATGATGGCACTCGCCTTGCCGGGGTGCTGGGCCTCAAGTTGCTTGACCCTCGTGCGGTATACGGCGAGTCGCGTCATGGTTTCGGCGCGGGTCGACAGTTCGGTGAGGGCATCCATGAACGATGCCATGCCCAGCCTGATGTCGGACAGGCTACCGGACCTTGCGGTCTGGAGTGGCTTGCCCCTGGCGGCTATGGCACGCGCCGTCTGGTGGGCACCGGAGCGCCCGATTGAGACGAACTCAGACATGCCGCCACCGGACATGACCCAGTTCCTGTAGTGCTCATCGTAGAAATTCTTGCCGGTCAGCGTCTTGAAGAGCATGACCGACCAGTTTTGCAGGAACAGGGCCGCGTCGGCCGGGTTTGAGATCATGCTCGATGCGCCAACAAAGGCGCTACCGAGGTCACGGATCACGTTGCGCACGGCGAAGTCCGGGGTTCTTGTGGCGCCGAACTTGAGAGCCTCGTTGGCCTTGGTGATGAGTGACCAGATCGGATGATCCTTGCCCTGTGTCTCGTGAGAGAACGAGGCAAGAAGGTCCGGATGGGCCTGATAGACTCTGATCTTGCCGTCGTCGAAGAAGGCGATCATGTCGTCAGCGAGGTCAACGCTGTCGATCCAAATCTTAACGCCGATGTCGTCGGCGGTTGCCGAGTTGCTGAGAATGGCGTCGATCTTCTGCGAGGCGTCGGTCTCGGACATGCCGAACTTGATGAGCGCACCCTTGACCCTGTTGGTTATGATGGTCCTGCCCTCACTGCTCCTCGGGTCGATCTCGTGGCCGAGCTCGTCAATGCCAAGCAGGTCCAGTGCCTGAGCTATCCTGAGCTTGGCGTTATTCATGTACGCCGCGTTGATGCGCTGAGCGGACACCCTAATAGCCGCATCGACCGGGTCCATGATGGCAGTGTTGCGGTCAATGGTGCCGAGGGGCTTGGTGCCTGAGATCGCGTTCCTGGAGATGTCGCCACCCATGGTGACCTCCTTGTCCATCGCCTCGTACAGCGGGGCGTAGAACGCATCGCCCTGGCTGGCCAACCCGCCGGGGTTCTCGGTGATCCTCAGGACCTCCTCGTCGGAGTGGATTCCGTTCTTGTTGGAGAACTTGATGGTGGCGTTCATGAACTGGCTGATCTTGTCTGCCGCCCCAATAATGTCTGCGTCGGCCTCGGCGACAGCCCCACGCCACATCCTCAACTGGTCCTGCATCTCATCAGCGGTCCAGCCCGTGAACCTCTTCGGGTCCATGTCATAAAGCCCCAACAGCCTGCGGGCCTTCATGTACTGGTTGAGCTGTGAGAACTTGCTGAGGTTCCCAGAAATCTTGTGGTGCTTGAGAATCTCCTCGATGCCCATGTTGCCGTCGATACGCTCGCCGGTCTTGGGGTCACGCACGCCGTTGCGCAGGAAGTAGTTGTAGGCCGCCGCCCACCCCTTTACCGAACCCCTGAGGATGTGGTACGGAGACAGTCCGCGCTCAAGCAGGGCTCGGCTGATCTCTGAACCACCTGCGTGCTCCTCGATGACGTACTTGGCCATGTGGTCTGCGTCGACCCAGTCGGTGTAGACCTCGTTCAGGTACCTGCCAGCCGATTTGCCCCGACCAGCCTGGACCTTGGCGTTGTGCTCGTCAGACATGGCCTGAGACGACGGTGCGTTCCGGATCGGGCTGTACTCAAGGCTCTTTCTCCACTTCTTGGAATACACCCCGCCGAAGGCTCGCTTGAGGGCCCTCATGTCGAACAACATGCCGAAGATACTGCTTATGTCGTAGAGCTTGCCGTTGGGCACGTTAAGCGCCTCAATGATGCTGGTCAGGCGAGCGAGCTCGTCCCTGATGGCGTTGATCTCTGCTGAGATCGCGTCGGCACGCTCGACGCTACCCGGAACAGAGGGCAGTTTATCGAGCTCCTTCATGAGCTTGGAGTGTCGCTCGATGAGGACCTTCTGCCTCTTGAGCCTGCCCATCAGGTACTGGCGGGAGGTTTGCTTCTGGTCCTTGATCTTCTGCAACTGCTTGCGGAACTCAGCGATCTCCCTGCCCCTGGCCTCAATCTCCTTGAGGTCGCGCATCGCCCTGTCCCTGATGGCCGGGTCAGAGTTGCGCAGATCGGAGTCGATACGGCGCTTCTTCTGGCGATAGAGGGCGACCTGTCTCTGGTAGGCGAGTTCCGTCCGCCTGATGGCTTCGTCGAGGTTGGCCTCAACGAGCTCAGTGGTCTGCCTCGCCGTAAGTTCCTGGCCGAGTATCGAGTCACGGCCCATGGCATGGAGTATCATGTCGAGGCTGTACTGGCGAGTGCCGTCCTTGTTGATGCGCTTGGGTGGGAACGCCCCGCTCTCGATGTCGGCCCTCGACAGACCAGGGACCAGCCCGGCCTCTTCGTCCTGCAAGCCCATGAGCGTAATCATCTCAATCGCCTCTTCCGGGCTCATGAGATCGGCTTCTTCTTCGGTGAACTTGGCGAGGGAGCTCAGCGAAACCACGGTGTATCCGCCGGTCGACAGGTCGTACATCAGCACTTCATTGTCGGCAAGCTTGACGCCGCTGGTCTTTCTGGCCGTGACATCGTGCTGGCCAATCTGCTCTCCGGTATACAGGTCGACTGGGGCCCCCTGTTCGACTACAGCCCCCTCTTCCACACCTTCTTCGGCTCTGGCCGCCGCACTGGCCTCCTCCATGCCGATGATGCGGGCTTCCTCTTTGCTTGACACCGTGCCGACAGGTTTGGCCCTATTGAGGTACGACCTGATGCGCCCTCTGACATCCTCAAGTGCGTCCTCGATGGCGAATATCCTCGCTCGGGCCTGGGCCTTTGTCGGCAACAGGCCGCCCTCTAGCTCTTCGAGGAACGCAAGGGCACGGCTTTTTGAGTTGAACAGCTCCTCGTGCTTGTTGCCCTGAGGGTCGGTCCATCGAAGCGACCATGTCGGCATTTCCTCGTACCCCTCGGGCAGGTACCTCGTTTCGTCGGTGAGGGTGAGTGCGCTTTTGCGGCCGCGCCGGACGCCCTGGTCCAGCTTATAGTCAAGCGATCCATTCCTCTTTCTCCTGATTCCCGGCTTGGTGCGCTCTCCGCGCTCACCAGCGTAGAACTTTTCCTTCTCTTCTTCCAGTAACTTGCTGAGCTCGTCCTCGGCCGCCCGGGCCCGCTCCAGCCCAGCCTTATCGGTAAGCGGCTCGCCAAGGTCAACCGGCTCGGTGAACTCACCGGGCTCCCGTGGCTCCTTGACCTTGCCAAAGCGCGCCTTCTTCTTGCTCTTCTCTTCCTCGATGGCCTTCTTCTCGGCCCTGATCTCGGCCTCTCTCTTCTTCTGTTCTTCCGCTGTCTTCTTTTCCTGCGCACGGGCCTTCCTGCGTCTCCCCTCGGTTTGGTACTCGTTCTCTTTTTTCTTGGCCTTGGCCTTGGCTTTGAGGGACTTCTTTGCCGCCTGAACATCCTCGGCCGCAGGCCCGGTGGTATCAAACACTCCGACGCCGACATGGTCCCTCAGCCACTCCTCCACCGTGTGGCGTACGTCTGGATTCTCGGAAGTCAGGACCTCGTTGATGGCCTCCTGCTTCAACCTATTTTTCTCGGCGGGAGAATGTTTCTGGCTCTCATCAATGCGCGCCCACTCGCCATTGAGCCAGTTGACGACAGAGCCCAGACGCTTTGGGCGCTTTTTCTTTACGAGCGTCTTCTTGGCGGGCGCAGTCTTTTTCTTTGCGAGCGTCTTCTTGGCGGGGAGCTTTTTCTTTACGGGCTTCTTCTTGGCTGAGAGCGTTTTCTTTACGGGTTCCTTCTTGGCGGGCGCAGGCAACAGCGGCGCGGGCGCCCCCCCAGTCAACAGCGGCGTGGAAGGCAAGACCTTGGGAACCGGCGCACTCCCGGTGGCTGGCCCCGCTCCGGTGGCTGGCCCCGCTCCGGTGGCTGGCTCTGCTCCGGCGGCAGGCCCCGGTGTCTCCTCAGGTGCGACATTAGGGTCGACACCAAGCCGCACGAGTGCCGCCTCGTCGCGCTCAATGTCAAGCTGTGCGGCCTCAACGGCAACATCAGAGTAGTCATCAGGGTTACTAACGATGTGGCGATTGTTCTCAAGGTCCAGCTTCAACCTTTGTATCGTGGTCTCTCTGTCCTCTTCTCTGCCGGTCCTGGGGTCGGTGCGGTCGTCGACATCAGTCTCGGAGCCCGGGGTCGAGGTCTTGCCCTCCTCGGCCAATCGGGCGGCCTCAAGGGCTTTCTTCGCGTCGTACGCCTCCCTGAGCTTCTTGACGCCAGGGAACACGGACTCCAGCTCGTTCAGGAAATCTGAACTGGCGGCATCCTCCCTGAGTAGCGCACCGGTGGCCAGGATCAGGTGCAGGGCCTCGTTCTTTGTGATACTGCCCTTCTTGCTGGCGTGGTTAGCAGTGTCGAGGATCAGGTTGCGTAGGTCCTCTGCGGACTGGGCCTTGCTGACGCCCTTACGGCCGAAGACACCCCGCTGGACCTCACGAACCAGTTGCTCGTGGGTGAGCGTTGAGAGCGCATCACGCTGTTTGAGTATCTGGCCCTTGAGCCACTCGATGGCGTTGCCTTGCGTCTCTGGATCGAGGCCCTCCATCTGTCGGGTCATGTTCTCGATCTCGTCAACCCGGCCCTGGATATCCTTCTCCAGCTTCTCGTCCGAGGCACCTGCGGCATACTCCTCCAGGGTCACTCGCCGCTCTGCGGCCTCGACGCCCATGTCGGACCTGACATCAATCCCGCCGACCTCAGCCTTCTTTACCGGGTTCGACACCTCATCCATCTGAGAGTCGAGCTTGGCAACGAACGTGTCGACCTGCTCCTGCTCTTCTTTAGTGAGCTCGCGCTCGTACGCGGCCGGGTTCATTGAGTGGAGCATGCCGCCGACGATGGCACCGTAGATGAACTCCATCTCCTTGCCGCGCGGGTCGAACACCCCGCTCCAGTCCTTGTCCTCAAGTGCGGCCTCAGAGATGTTCCCCTGGATGATCTCTTGCAGACCTTCGGTTATTGACGCACCGAGCAGTCTTGCGAACCAGTTGCCGCCGTAGAGGGCGTACGGGAAGTCCATGATGGCAACGGCGGGCACGTTCCCGCCGAGGGTCTTGTGGGCCGCGACGAGGGCGTCCTCGTCAGTCCAGCCCCTGTTCTTGGCCTCGGCGTATGTGGAACCGGCCTCAATGATAGCCTCGGGGACAGCCTGACCGGCGGCGAAGCCGATACCCTTGGTTGACAGCCCGAACTTCTTTGAGGTGTCTGCGGCCTTGCCAGCGATGATTGCAAGACGCTGTGCCGCAGGGATGACAGCTCCGCCCTCAGCCAAGCTCATCCCGAACACGGACGCTAGGCGCGCTCCGTACCGGGTGGCGATCATTGAAGCCGCGTTGGCCCCGAGGGCTCCGCCGAGGAACAGCGGCAGGGAAGAGCCGATGGCCCCGCCCAAGCCAGTCCAGAACCCCTCCTGATTGACCTTGAAGTAGTCGTCAGCCCACGACGTAACACCGAGAGAAGCATCAAGCAGGCCACGGCCAAGGCCCATCCTGTTTCCAATGGCGCCGAGGTAGACCCCTCCAAGCACAAAGGACTTGACGGCCCCCTGTGCGACAGCGTCGAGGAAGTCTGAGAACCCGGATTCACCAATTCCGTTGAGACGCTCTGCGTTCTCACCGGCCCTGTTGATGAAGTCGGTGTCGCTGACTCCCAGCATTCCCGACTCATCTTCGAGCTTCTTGTACCACCCGGGCCCGTACTGCTTTTGCTCTGCCTTCTGTCTGAGTGACCTGCCGAGCTTCCATTCAACGAAAGCCTTTTCGGAAGGCTTCTGTAGTACCCTGCTTTGCCCGGCCTGCCACCTGAAGTCTGCCCCGGGTGTTCCGACGTACGGAACGCCAGACGAGCTCCGTACAAGTCCATCCGAGACCGGGAAAGAGAAAGATTCAAGATCGTGCGGGGTGCCACGAAGGTTTGAGTAGGTCTCAAAGAACTTTTTCTCGTGCCACGCGCCGTTCTTGCCGCGAGTGATCCCGTTACCAGCCTTGATCTGGGCGTCGATGGTGCCCATGCCGTCGTGGTACGCGGCCACCGCATACCTCAGGTTGCCCTTGTACCTGTTCAGCAACAACTTAATGTACTTGGCCCCGGCGTCGAACCCGACCTGAGGGTTGTCCATGACCATCTTGCGCCACTCTGCGTCGCTGTTGACATCGTAGCCCATGTCCTTTGCCGCTGGCCACATGACCTGCATGCCGCCGTAGGCGTTGCCGAACTTAGTCTCCTGCATGGACACGGCCGTCGGGTCACCGCCTGACTCCGGAACAACCAAGCTGAGAATAATCGCCGGGTCGACCTGAGCCTTGTTTGCGGCTCTGGTGATGTAATCGCCACTCCGCTCCCATACCTTGGCGTATTTGTCGGGAACGGTCATTCCGGTGTAGTCGCGCACCTTTACCGGCGGCGGCTCAGACCCGTACCCGCCTTTGCCGGTGGGGTACACATCGTCTTTTTTTGCGTAGTCTGTGATATCGAACGGCACGATGTCTCCTGTCTAACGCAGTCCCTGTACGACACCAAACCACGACAGCGGTTCGGTCTCTTTCTCTTTTCTGAGGCGCGTACGTAGCCACTCTTTCCGGGTGAACCTCTTGGTCTGCTTCCACCCGTCTGCCGTGAGCGTGTAGACGAGAACGCCCTCGGGGGTCCGGTAGTACTTGTTCTTGGTCTTGCCCTTCTTGATGGTGACTCCGGCATCTGGCTTGCCTGGGGTGACTCCGGAATCTGGCTCGCCTTCTGGGAAAATCTCACGGGCGTAGCCGTCATCGACCTCTTTCTGTATCGCCTTCAGGCCGTTCATGAACGGAACGGTCTCGGTTGAGATCGACGCCTTTGCGTCTTCGAGCGCCTGTGCGTCCATGATCTCCTTGAGGCCCTCGATGGTGAGTATCACAGGATCGGAGTCTCTTCCGGTATACATGGTGAAGAGGTTGTCAACGGGGTCCCAGGTGCCCGCTGGCAGGGCCGGGTCCGTCATGAAGTCCAGCACGGTCTTGGGCAGACCCTTCTGGTCCGGCAGTCCGGCGGCGCCGTACTTGTCGACTAGCGTGAGGAACTTGTCGGAGTCGATGACCCCGTCCTCACCGAGCATCCACGACATGCGCCCCGAGACCAGATACTGCATCTTGGCGGTGTCCATGCCCGGCCTCTGTGCCAACTGGGCGGTGTAGTCCATCACGTTAGCCACAGACGCTCTCTCGCTCTTGTCTAGCTGGGCGATGAACCCGCCCATCTGGCTGACGTCAACGCCCAGGATCGCGGCCATGGTCCTGTTGCCCGCCGTAACAAGATCGTCAATGCGCTCGATGTCTTCCTTCACGCCAGCCTTGTACGACGCGGAGCGAGCGTCGATGGCGTCCTGCAACTCCTTGATGTGCTTGGCTTTGACGAAAGAGTTTTCGCTCTGGTTTACGGCAAGCTCTTTCGCTCTCTGGACGACGGCATCGTCACCAAGCAGGTCGCCGATGGCGGCGCTTCTCGCCTCATCTTGTCCGTACACTGACACTGCGGCCTCACGCATGATGGTGCCGATGTTTCCCTCCATCTGCATGTACCACCGGTCGAGGTTCATTGCGTCGTTGCCGCGATAGCCCTGCATTCCAGCCTCAGTGGCTCCGCCCTTTTGCACCGTGCCGAACAGCTCTCTGGCCTTCTTGAGAACGGCACCGGTCCGCTCTTCCTCTGCGGCCTGTTGTGCGACCTGCTGTTCCGCCATTCCCTGGAACGCCATCTGCGGGTTTAGGAAGCTGGGCCCCCGCGCCGTCACGCCAACAGTGGTCCGCTCGGCCAGCTCGACAGCCTCGGGCTTCGTGATGTAGTTACCGTACGGCTGGTCGAGCACGGTCTGCGGGGCATACTTGCCGTAGGTCCCTATAAGGGTCTCGTGGGCCTTCGCCGCGTCCTCCGTGGTAATGGCGCCAGAGGCTAGGTCTTTCTCGATCTTCTGGGTTTCGGCATACGCCTTCTCGCGGACGCCGAACTCCCACTCTTCCCTGCGCACCGTTTCCTTCTGCGCTAGTCTGGCGAGCTCGGCGTACTTGGCGTTTCTCGCCCGAGCCTCGGCCATGCCGCCACCAAAGATGCCCATCGTTCTCTCCTATCATGTAACCAAGCCGGTAAGCCAGTCGTTGACACCCTTGAGACGGTCGTTCTGGTTGATCCACGACTGCTGGTCAACGAGGGCACCGCCGATCTCACCGAAGAGGCTGTCCCTGAACTGGCCAGGGGTGGACTGTCCGACCTGCCTGCGGCTACCGTAGATGTTTGACATGATGCCGCTCATCTGTCCCGCCATCTGGGAGTAGGCGCCCATGCGGGCGCCAGCAATGCTCTCTGCCGCCTGCTGGCCCATGATCGTGGCCCTGCTCAGCTCCTGACCCTCCATGGCCCCGAGCTGGCCCAACTGAGAGGTGCGGACGGAGCTGACCCCGGTGCCGGTGCGCGACAGGGCGGACATCGCTGAGCCCTTCTGCTTGGCGAAAGCCGTCTTGACATCCTGCCTGCCGAGCTCAGTGAACTTGTCGCCGAGCTGTCCGACCAGACTCTCAAAGGCGTCCGGAGTCATCTGCTCCAGCAGGCCGGGCATCTGTCTGCCGATCTGCTCGATGATCTGGCGCTGTGCTGGTGAGAGCGACTTGAACCTCGCCACGGTCTCACGGTCTCCGCCAAACAGCCCGCCAGCGATCCCGACGGCCGCACCGAGCTGGCCGCCAGAGGCGAACCCTGCGGCTCCGCCTAAAATAGAATCGAAGAATCCCATCTCTAACCTTCCCTGATAGAGCGATCAAGGTCATCGCTCAACATGCCAAGAACGCGTATGTCCTCAGGCTCTTTCCCGTGGAAGCGAACGGCATCACGCATCCGGCCCTCAACGACGAATCCCAACGAGCAGAGCGCCCTCTTTGTCTTCGACCTCGAACTGGGGACCAAAGAGTTCAATCTCCTCACTCCTGATCCACGAAAAATGCCAGTCAAGACGGGCATCACCGCACCGCGAAGGTCTTCGTCGAAGCCACTCCGGAAGTACTTCGGTACCGGAATAAAATCTAAGCTCGCAGTCTCGCCCTCTTGGACATCGCTGACAAAGATATTCGCCACCTCCTGACCATCTCCCTCCGTCACGACAAAGTGCCTCCCCTGGTACGCCATGCCATTGCATATACAGACCACGGTATCTATCGACTCGGGCAGAAGCCTGTGGTGCTTTAACACCTCGTAGATTTGCTCCGCCGTCAGGTTCGTGTTCTCTGTAGCGATCCAAGTCATCTCGTACCTTTTCTGCTCAGGCCAAGGACCATTCCGGCGATACCGCAGTGGTAACGCGAGGAGTCGGTTATCGTGAGGCTGAAAATCTTTCCAAGGCCGCCCGCCTCGTAGGTGACCATCGACCGACCTGACATGTTCCACGTGCCGTCATTCCAGAACCCGAAGTTCCAGCGACCGCTGGTTCCAGACATCGGCACCAGCACATACGACACGCCCTCGCCGGTGGAATCGTAATCGTAAGTGATCTCGATCTCAACCTCGGCGCTTCCCTCTTCGCTGTAGATCACCATGAGGTCGAGACCACGCTTGTAGTTGTGGACCTCACCAGCGTCGTACCAGCGAGTGCGGTACAGCATCTCGATGACAGTAGGCTCCTCGGTGTCGATGGTGCCTATCCCGGTGGTCTCAGTGGCCTCAGTGGATGCGGCCACCCTCACGCTGAGAGCGTCCCTGGCGTAGAACGTGTCATCGTCGACGACCTCAGCGTAATACGTGTTGCCGTCGTGTGAGAACCAGTCGCTACCTGAGTCTATCCCGTTCATCGTGAACGAGTCTCCGGTGCTGAGGCCGTGCCCTGAGACCGTGATGAGCATTGCGCTATCGCTGACCTCAATCTGCTCAGTGGCCTGAGACACTTCGTCGTAGTCGTCGTACGACCCGGTGTTCATGATGTAAACGAGGCGCTCGCTGTTTGAGCCGCCGAACGTGTAAGAACTGCCGCTCTCAGGGTTCTCGAACGCTACAGCTTGAGACATCTCAGCGTATTTGCCACCCCAGTTTGACCAGCGCCCGTCCTGATCCAGCCTTGAGGGGTAGTAGTAGACGAGGCAGGCATCGTTTCTGGTGCTCTCGTCGGGGAAGTGCCAGATGATGCGCTGGTTGAGGCGCTCGTGTCTGGCGATGACCTTTCCGCCCTGCCCGGTGGTCAGTCCGCGCGAGACCTCAATGACATCAGCAGACACCGAGACATCAATGAGGTCAGCCCCGGCCGCCGTGGTCGACAGCTTTCTGGGCCCGTCGTAGCTCCAGAAGTAGATGTCGTTGCCGACCTTGACCACGCTATCGTTCGACAGGGCGCCGACCGGGTACTCCTGAGCAACCCGGAAGTACTCCCCGAGCTCGCCCTGATAGAGCACGGTGCGCTTGGTCTTAAACACGACGACATATCCCATGAGGTCGCGGACCGCTACGACGCGGTCTCCGTCACCAGCCATGCAGTAGAAGTATCCACCGTCAATGGCAGGAGAAGCCTCAAGCGATGCGGCCGCCTCATCGGCAAACTGCGTGTTGCTGTGCAGGAAGTTGTACGGAACCCCGAGCTCCGAGTAGTCGACGCGGCTGGGGTCCCTTGAGAACCCGTAGGCGAACATCCTGGCCCCAAGCCCGGTGCCAACGTAAGTCGTAGCGCTGGGCCAATCAGTGGGGCCTGGGGGGAAATCCTCAGTGGTCCATGTCTCGTCCGGGTCGGCCCAGCGCCTGGGATACCCGCGCCTGGGGTTGGTGGCGTCGTACACCCCGAGCGGCCACCGGCGGACATGGTCGTCATTGCCCAGCAGGAGGGATGACCCGATACCAGTGGTCTCAGTGGCCTGAGCCGATCCAGCCACCCTAGTGAAGTCACCGTCGAGCAGGTAGAACGTGTTGGCTGTGACCTCCTCGACAAAGAACGACCTGTTCTCAAACGAATACCAGTCGCTCGTTGAGCTGATCCCCGAGAGCGTGACGATGTCGTAGTTGGCGTAGCCATGCCCGGTGATTGTCACGAGAACGGCGCCCGAACTGACCTCAATCTGCTCGTTCGTCTGGGACACGGAACTGGCCGACATGCCCCCGCCAAGAATGAACGGTTCACTGCTTCCGTCGCAAACGTAGAGGCATTCGCCCTTGTTTTCGACCGATGTCGGCTCGCCGCCCGTGTACGGGCCGGATTCAACGGCAAAGGCCGCCGTGGTGGAGCACGGCTGAGACAGGTTTTCTGCCGGTGCGTGAATGAGCGACCACGACCCGCCGATGGACCCGATGTCCAGGGCGCTCATGTGGCCCTGAGAGGCCACGTACAGGAAGCCTAAGCTCTCAGACGGGCGATACAGGACAGACACCATGTCGATGGACGTTGACCCGTACGGGGCATTCTGGAGCCTCTGGAGGCCATCCCTCTTGCGCATGGACCCGACCGGGTCCAGGTCTACGTTCAGCATCTCCGGGCTGTCGTGGCTCTGTATAAAGAGTTCACTTATGTGGGTGTTCAGCCCGGCGAACGGAATCCTGAATGCAGGGTACTGATTCTCACTTTGAAGGGCCATCAGAGCTCCCCGCTGTAGTCGAATCCTGGATACGTGTCCTCTGGCCCAATCCTGCGAGACCTCGCACGCGCCTGCATCAGCAGGCCCTCTCCACGCTGTTCGTCGACCGAGAAGTCGGCGTACTCAAACACCTGCTTGTAGTACCCGAGGGCCAGGAAGTGCATGGCGTTGTGGAGCGCGGGGGGCAGGGGAATCTCATCCTCTGAGAGCGTGAGGGTCTTGTAGGCCCGGTAGTAGCCGAACAGCATCCGCCCTTCCAGCTCGAAGTCGTCGTACAACGACTCGTCGGGGACACGCCACAGGAACATGAACCGCCCCTTGATGCCCCAGTGGGTGGGTTTGCCGTGGTAATTCCGGTCCACCATGACGCTCATGATCTCAGCGGCCTTTTGCGCCGCGAGGCCGCTGGTCGCATCCAGCCCCAGCTTCTCGTACCCGGGCATGTCGTACATGTCCGGAACGGCCGAGACGAGATGCTCGTACGAGGTCATGGTCAGGCCGATCCTGTTCCCGACGGACACCGGGCCGCTTGAGTACTCCTCGTAGTCGGCCGGGAGCTCGTAGAACATGACGGAGCTCTCCATGGAGAAGTTGACCCAGTTGTGGCGCCACTCCCACTGGTTTGCCGTCCAGATGCGCTCACACGCGTTGTTGACCGCCCCCATGGCCGCAAGCGTATGCTTGCTTGGTGCAAGCAATGAGCCCACAGCCGAGTGCCCGCAGGAGATGAGCAGGTTGTCTACCGCCTCGACGAACGTCTTGGTCGATGGTTGCCTGATGGCGATGTCGCTGAGCGGATTGCTGAGCAAGAATCCCATGATGCCTCCAAACAAAAAGGGGCCCAACAGCCTAGCTGAACGAGCCCCTAAGACACTTGTCCACGGTTACGCAGAGGGCATCACCGAGTAGCTGAAACGAGGAATGCGCTTGGTGACCACCTGGGCCCCGTCGTCCGTGATCGGATTCGCGTTCCTGATGTCAAAGCTGACCTCTTCGACCTCTGTCGTCCCGAGGATCTGGATGATCTCAGGAGGTACGTCGACCCAGATGCCGAGCTTCACGTTCCACCGCTGATGCACCGGCTTGCCGTCCTTGTCGCCTCGAATGAGGTTGAACGGCTGGCGAGACGGCATGTCCTCGCTGGTGCGGTTGATGCGGAGGCTCATCCACTTCGGCTGATAGTTGCCGTTGGGGTCGAGGCAGTAGTGCCCGGCACTGCCGGGTAGGGGGTTGACGACGTTGCTCGGCAGGGGCTTCCCTGGCTCAAGCTGTCCTCGTCGAATCTCCTCGTCGACTGCCATCGTCTCTTTTGCCTTGGCAACAAGGTCTTTCTCGTTCAGTTTCTCCATGTTCTTCTCCCGAGGTTTACGCCCTCCGGCGCTGTGTCGGCTCATCGGTAGAGGATGGCGACGTAGTTGTTGCCGGTCGCTGAGAGCGTTGCGGCAAGCATGGTGACGGTCGGTTCTGCGGTTGCCGAGACCGTGACGTTAACGGCCACACCGACGGTGTGAGCGCCGGTGGTGCCAACGAGAACGCTCTCAATGCCACCGGCCATGAGAACACGCATGCTCGCCGTGCCCCCAGGGTCCTGGCGAATGACCTCGACCGCAGAGGGCTCAAACCCGGGGTTGATGGTCACGCCCTTCGTGTCGCCGGACCATGTGTAGACAGAGATCGAACTGCGCGGACCTCTGCCGTCCTTGACCAGGGTTGCTTCTGCCATCTCAACTCCTCATGGAGTCGGCCCCCCGAAGGGGGCCGTTCTCCTACTTGTAGGCCACGATGAGAACCTCATCGGAGGCGTTCAGGAAGGCGGTGGGGATGGTGATGCCGGGGGCGTAGCCGTCCCCGCTACCAGTCTCCGCGGCGCCGTCGTAGTACGTCGGGGCACTGGACGCGTCGGTGCGCACTCCGGTCGAGCCGGTAGTGTAGGCACCCTCTCCGCTGGTCCAGTTGGAGCAGATTTCCCACATGTTCGTGGTCGTCTTGTTGATGATCTTGCAGTACGTGGGCTTGAAGCCCAGCGGCACCGTGGCGTCGTTGCCGTCGGCGGTGAAGGTAACCAGGACCACGGCATTGCCGGGGGCCGGGTTGAGGAAAACGGGGGTCACGAGAGCCATTTCAGTTCCTCCATGTATGGGGCCCCATGCGGGGCCCCGTTAGGGTCAAGCGGCGGCGGCCACGACGCGATACATCCAGTCGTCGTTGAGAATGATCGCGCACCCGGCCGACTTCCAGCCGACGGTATTGCGCTGTTCCAGCGGATCGGTGTTGCCACCGGCGCGCTGAATGATGGTGCGAGCACTGCCGCGCTGGAGGGGCACGACGCCGTAGGCGTCACGGGCGAACACGAGCACGCCGTACACATCAATGGCACCGGTGCCCTGCCCGGAGTACACCTTGGCGTTGGTCGAGGTGATGAAGCGGATCTGGCGGTACTTGCCGATCTCGTTCTCCATCACGCCGTCAGCGTTGGCGTACTGCTCCACGGGCACGAACTTGTTCATGCCGCTGACCGGGAAGTTGGTCGTGTTGTAGAACGAGCCCTCCAGGTCGGTGTGGATGATCGCCCAGAAACTCTTGGCGACCGGGTAGTTATTGACACGGGTCGAACCGCTGATCTGAGGCTGGAACACCTTGGCGTCGGCACCCTTGAGGGCGCTGATGACGGTGTCGAACAGCGTCGAGGTCAGCACATCACCGGTGGCGATGTCGCCGACGGCCGAGTTCCCGGTGCCAGCGTAGGCCACGCTGGTACCAGTGACGAGGTACTCGCGGTAGACGGAGTCCATGGTCTCACCCATGTTCTCACCCATGAGCTCCACGCTCTGCTGAATGATGGGGTCGACATGGGTCATGTCCACGAAGTCGGAGACGATCACGTAGTTACCATACTGCTTGATGGTAGCCACGTAGTCGCGCTTGACCAGCGAGGTCCCGTCGGGGGTCACGCCTTCGCTCAGGGGGATGGTCGCCTGATCCAGCTTCTCGTAGCGCCGGAAGACCATGCTCTGGCCCTTGCGCATGCCCAAGGGGTGTTGCATCCCGAACTGCTGGTGAACGAGCTCGGGCTGGGCTCGCTTCAGGAGCGAGCGATTGTATACGCCACGAGTTACACTTGGGAGAGTGTCGCTCGAAGCGTGATTGCCATCACCAGTGGCAAAATAGTCGATGGTTTGAACGGTTGCCGCCATGTTTGTATCCTCCTGTTAACGCCGTGGAGTGGTCCTGATCTTGGCCATCCAGGCGTCAAACTCTTCGTCTGGCATATCCCAAACGGACTGCTCACTGGGGCCTCGCGGCCGATCCGGTGGAGTGTTGCCGCTCGGGGCGGAATGTGCCATGTCGGTGAAGTCCCGGCCACTATTAATGCGATTTATCTTGGCTCTGAGGGCGAGGGCCTCGATCCCAAGACGATTGTCGTATTCGGCCTGCTCCTCCGGGGACATGGCCTTGAACATCTCCTCAACGTCTTCCATGAGCTCCTTGCGGAACCCCTCGACCCTGGTCTCAATGAGCTCGATGTTCTGGTCACGCTCAACCCGGGTGATCGCCGGGCCGTAGCGGGCTTCGAACTCACGCCTGATCCTGGCCTCGTGGGCCGCAAGAACTGGTCTCAAGACATCGGCGACCTCCGGGTCAGTGTCTTCCGGCAGGCTATCTGCCACGAAGTCGTCACTTTCCTTCGGAGCGGGATCAGGTTCGGGTGCGCGCGTGGGCGCCCCTTCGAGCATCTTGCGAATGGCCTCGTCCCGCATCTTGACGGCCTCGTTACGCTCTCGCGTGAGGTCGGAAATCCGCTTGTCGACGCCTGATTCTGCCTTCTGCTCTTCCTGTTCTTCCCGAGGTGGGTTCGCCTCTTGTCCTTCGTCAGGTCCACCCAGTGTCTCGTCGAACTGGCTGAACTCATCACGCTGAGTCATGCTCTAGCCTCCGTGTTTACGCCTCGGTAGGCGGGCTTTCTTCTAGCTCATGAGACAACCGCCCCACGAGCCATGAGTGGAATGAGCGCAGTCCATGGACTTGGCCGTCCTTGTGGGCGCGTACGATAGCCCATGAGGGCTCCGAAACGTCCACGAGGGTATCAGCAGTGGCGCGCCGCATAAGCTCTGCGAGGATCACTTTGAGACCATCAGTTGATCTCAGGGCCTGAATCGACTCCACCTCGAAGTCGAAATCATACCTAACCCCCGATTGCCGCCATTGAAGCATCCGATACCTCCGGTGTCTGTCCCTGCGCTCCGCCGCTACCAAGCATACCGAACCGGATCATCTCAGAAAGAATCTGGTCGGCTCTGGCCTCGTCGTTGAAAATCTCATCCGAATCGCTGAAGCCCAGCTCTTCGTAGACCTTCTTGATGAGGTTCAGCAGGTTGACGACGGGCAAAATCATTGGGTTTCCGGTGACAAGTTGCTGGAACATCAGGAGATTCTGAGCTCTCTCCTGTTTGTCAGTGGCGTATCTGGTCCCGTTGACCGAGATAACCCATCCACGCCGAATTGACTCCGGACTCACCAATACAAAGCTCGCCTGCCCCTTCTGGAGCGAGCGAGCGGCCTCTGGCTTCGTGATGTACTGGCAGTTCAACTGCACGAAGAGGTCTACGATCTCACGAAGCACGGTGGTTTCGATGTGCTCGGCGACCTTCCCGATGTCGGTGCCGAGAACCATGCTGTCGGTCTTGGTCTTGGTGGCGCTCTCACGGCTGTCGCCTGAGAGCGGAGAGCCACTCTTAGTGACCATCTTGAACTCGTTCTTGAGTAAGACCAAGTCCTGCATGGACAACTGCAACCCAGTGAGGTTCTTCTCAATGGGCACAAGATTGTTTATGTCCCCGACCATGTGAACTTTCGCGGGGGCGCTCTTGAGAGTCTTGGCGATAATGCCGTCATCGACGGCCTTGTATTCGGGACTCAGAGCAAAAGAGACAACGTCGACGTTCTGGTTGGCCCTGACATTGGCGAGATCGGCCAGCCCGAGAGCTGGTTCGAGGGCGCCGATGCCATAGACCTGTCCAGGTACGTCACGGTAGGTAGCAAGGCGTACCGGTGTTTCGCCGGACCACAGGAAGGTTGGCTCGAACCTTACGAGGGTGGATTCGTTTGCAACGCATGCGCAGAACCCGACGAACGTAGAGCGCCCGTCCAGTGACCCGCCCGGGATTTCCATTGTTCCCCACGCCTCAAGAACATCAACCTGTTGCGCCTCAGGCACTTGTAACCCGAATGCGAGGTAGGACTCGTTGAGGTGGGACTCATCCCGCGCGGTCCTGCGCTCCCTTGGCGTGACGTTGTCGACGTTGTCATAGACCGAGTATCCAAAGGCGTTCTTCTCGGCCATCCTCAACATCGCGGCCTTTGACATCCACGACCGCTTGATGCACAACCGGTGTGAATTGTCGGTGGGAAACGGGTCCACCACGAAATTAAAGATGTCCCCTACCTCAATGGAGGGTCCACTGTAGGCAATCTTCTTGGCGTCTGCGGGCGGAGGCTCCGGGGCAACGAGGCTGGGGGGAGGAGGTGCCTGCTGACCCGAAGCCTCCGCAATTCTGGCGATCCTCTGCCACTCCTCCATGGCCACAGAATATTCCTCCCAAGATTTCTTGTGGAGGATTTCCCACTGGGCCATACCGGCCTCAAAGGCCGGGTAGTCGATGACGCGTTCTTTGCGCCAGCCGACCGTGTAGGGAGCGTTGCCCACGATAGCCAACTGTTTAACGAGGATGTCGTACTGGCGAGCAAAGCCCATTCGCCCTATCTGTTGATATAGCAACGCTTTAAGCTCGTCGGCGGCCTCGTCGTCATACTTGAGCTTGCCGGGTGTTGACGCCGACATGCCTATCCAGTGGTTCCCGGGCATGGTGATTGCGGTGATCTGAGAGTGGAGGGTCTCAACTGCGTCGAAGCTCAGGGGGATGTATCTTGCTGATCGTCCTTCTTTTTTGGCTCGGGTGTCCCAGACGGTAGAGAAGTCCGATAAGTACGCGCGAACGCACTCCATCCAGACTTCCTCTTTCACCTTCCTTGCGTCCTTGAGCTCTCGATACCGAGAGACGACGTAATCGACGACCCTCTGTTCGTTTGCGGAGGAAATAATCACGGTCTGCCCTCCCTGAGCCTCTTTGCTATCTCCGCCACACGAGCTTCACGATCCATCTCTCGGTCGGAAATCAACCACACATTTACCAATCTGTCAAGGCTCTCTCTCTCAAGTGGATACAGCCGGACGGCATCGCGCCACTCACTGTGCCTGGAGAGCTTGAGCTCGCGCCACTTCTGGTACTTCTGGAGCCACCAGACGGCCTTGAACTTGATCTTGAACTTCCTGAGAACGACCCCGTGCTTGCAAGTGACTACCTGCCAAGGTCTTTTGCCCGATCCGGTGTTAATCAGCTTGGCCGCGTGGAGGTCCCGGATGCACTGCTTTCGCTCCTGAGGGGGCTTCCAGCCCATGTTTTTGTAATCGGCGACCTCATTAGCGTGAGAGAGCTTCCAGCGGTGAGCCCGGTCTTTGCTGGAATGCATGGTGCAAACCCTGTAGCCGCCGGTCTTTTTGTCCTTCTCCACACGCCAAGTCCCGCCGCAGTTGCCGCCTACCATGAGCCATAGCTCATCCTGGGCTCGCCCATCCTCGCGTCGTCGTCGTAATCCATGAGGATATTCCGATTAGCGTTGCGCCTGGGCTGAGGACGGTGCCCGGACAGGCCGCCCCTGAGTGCATCGTAAAGATGGTCCTCGGCGTGGGTATCAACGTCCTCTGGGTTCCTGCGGTCCAGTGGCAGTGAGATCATGGTGCGGATCAGGTGCTTGCATCGGGGGTGTATCTTGATTCGGGGCTCACCGTTGGTGATCTGCAAGTACTTATGTACCAACTGTTTCTGGATGTACCTGCTCCCGGGCCCCTTCGGCCAGGGGCGCCAGCGCATCTTGTGGCCGCCCAGCATCTGAAAAATCGTCTCGCCGCCCTCCTGGGCCCAGCACTGGGGGTCGAGATACGCCTCGTAGACCTCCCACTGGTTGCGCAGTTCGATCTCAGCGATCTTATCAGCCACCAGATCGGGGGCGTGCCTGACCCCAACATTGGGCTTTGCGCCCATTCCGTAGAGCTCGTTCGGGATATGAACGACCCCATCGAAGTTCTCAAAGAACCAGATGCACCCGTAAGGCCGGTCGTAGCCCCAGTCGCAGGACCTCCAGAGCCTGACCCCAGGCGGAACCTCAAACTCCTGGACATGGACATCCTTGTTGAAGTCCGAAAAGGCGGCCCCAGCGGCGATATCCCAGTCCCCATCACGAAGAGCGCGCCTCAAGACGGGGTCGGCAATCCCATCGAGCATGCCCTCATACGCCGGATCGTTCTTCATGAGGATAATGTTATCGCTCAGCTTAGCGGGGATAAACACCCTCCTGAACGCATTACCCTTGCTGTCCCTGAACTCGAACCCCTGCATGGGCTCGACCTCACCGATGCGGAACCTCCGCTTGACCCAGTCATGCCCCACGCCGCCAGGGTTCGCAGTCAGCCGGATATACGTAGGGCTACCCTTGGGAGAACGCGTTCTCGTGCGCAGATACTCAAGAACGCCGTCATCCGGCCACTGAGTCGCCTCGTCCATCCCGATCCACGAGTACTGCTGACCCTGATGGTCTAAAACCTTGATATCATCGTCAATACTCGCCAATTTGAGGCTACTGAGGCCCTTCTCAGTCCGAAACCACCACGTTTTCGTGCTCCGACGGTAGCTGTCACTCCCGTAATGAGGGCCAAATATCTCCAGACAGCGCTTCTCGATCTCAGCCAACTGAGGATAACTCCGGCGCGCCAACACACCATGCCACGCACCACCAAACTGCTCGACCCCAGCCGAAAAATCACCGATCAACGCGTCACTCTTACCGCCACCAGCCGCACCACCGTACAAAACCTCCTTGTACGGACACATCAAAAACGCCGTCTGGGGCCCAGGCTGAGGCGTCCAGATCACCTTGCCGTCAGGTGAGCTCAAAAGGGCCCTTCCTCGACCTCAGGACCGTGAGTATCCTCCGGAGCACCATCAAGATCACTCACAGGATCGTGCGAAGATGCCACAGCCTCGTCGGAATCCACGACAACATCACGACCCAGCAAGCCTGCAAGCCTGCGGGAAGCAATCATCGCCTCGATCTCAACGAAACTCACCACTTCTCTCGACCCCCGATACTCCAAAACCAGCTCATCTCCAGGGTTTATGCGGAATTTCATCGACTACCAACCTTTCCGGTCTTCAAACCATGATACTTCGCCAATATCCTGCTCCCCCTGAACGCACCAGACGCCAGCAAATTGCCCCTCACACGCGGCAATACGCTAAATGCACGATTATTGAACATCGGCATCTTCATCGCCTTGCGACTACTCACGATTCCAGAGACATTCGGTCCTAATAGCTTCATTTTTTACCCCTATTTGTGCGGGGAGACATCAATAAGAAGCATCTCTCACACAAAGCGCCCTAGTACCCTATAGCACATCACGAGCATCAGCGCAAGTCCGTGTGGTCTCCCCGCTAAAGCGGGGGAAGACCACACTCAAAGCAAAGGAGCAAACAATGAACGTCATCACAGCAACCGAACTGCGTAAGACCTCCAAGTACGAATACCACGAGTGCCACGACGACGACTACGAGTGCGAGTCCGTCTACAATAAGGCTCGGTACCACATCTGGGTGCTCCAGCGTAACTGCGCTGGGGTTGGCCTGCGCAACCTCAACGAGGCCACCAGGGTCTCGGCCCTTGCCTCCCTGCTCTGGTACCGGGACTTCCTGACTGAGGAGCCCGTCGGGGTCGACGAGCGTTACGACATGGCCAAGGAGCAGTTGCTCTGGGAGCTGAAGGGCATCCTGGAGTCTGCGGGGGTTGTTGGCTACTAGGCCGAATAGGGTGAAGGGGGCCTTCGGGCCCTCTTTACCTTTTTTTTTGCTTCTTACCACACCGGCCTAAGTCGCTCCCTCACTCCACCGGCTACGCTCTACGCCCTCTCACGCTCTCACAACCACCGGGGCGAGCGCCCTCCAAAGCGAGGGGACTCGCCCCTCATTCACACTCAACAAAAGGAGCAAATCATGACTACCGCGAACAAAGCCCAGCAGAAGGTCGAGACCGAGCGCCGAATCGGCAGGCTCTCAAAGAGCCGGTCGAAGGACGCCCTAAAGGTCGCGAATCTGGCTGAGGACGTCTACGAGGCGCTCGTTCTCCAGGGTGTTCATCAGTCCCTCGCCCACGCCTTCACGAGGCAGATGCTGGACTGCAAGTTCGAGGACGGGCACTGCCCCAGCCGGAAGGCCCGCATCTACATGTTCAAGGCTCTTCAGAAGGAGATGGGCTAGGCGGGTTGATGAGGTTCTGGGCGCGGTCGAGTTCACGCTTGGCCGCGTTCTCCCAGTCCTCGCTCTTACCGGGGATCAAGATCACGCCTGCATTTATCCTGACGCTTTCAGGATTTATCGTGCGTCGACTCTTGACTAGGTCCGAATGGGCTTTGACCAACTTCGATAGGATGTTGGCTTTCTCTGAGAGGGGCGTCTTTCGGTTTCTTTGTAGCTTTATAGCCATATCTAGCACAATGGAACCAAGTGCCTCAGTTGTTTTATCCTCACTGTTGGCCGAGGGCGAGGGTAGTCCACTATCCTCATTCTCAGCCTCGATAGGATAATCATCCTCAGGCTGGCTTATTATATTATTCACCCTATCTCCTGTTGGACTAGCTAAGTAAGCAGTAAAACCATTCCGGACCCCTCATAACCTATATTATGTGTCCCCGAAATTATCGTTGTCAAGAAAATTCTTTTCGACCTTAGCCCTTTGAGGCTAACCACCACGGCTAATTCCCCAATAAACCGAGCGGGGAATTAGCCTCGCTTATGTTTAACACCTTATTAAAGGAGCAACGCCATGTACGATCAAATTTCAATCTACGCCGAAACCCTCTGCGAGCTGGTTCCCGCCCACCGGGAAGCCATTGAGGCCGGGCTGGACCCCAATCCGGGCGACGTGGTGCAGATCGTCGAGTCCATGGACCAGTTCTGTCTCTCGATGGAACAGTTCGTGGAGGCCAGCTTCGAGGACGACCCGGAGACGGGCTACCTCCTGGCGAATGCCACCACCCGCTTGGCGTACGCGCACGCGTTCGTCAATGGCCAGGTCTCCGACGAGGAGATCTGGGAGATGTTCGAGCTGATGTTTGATGACATGGCGGCGGGGTGCCTGGACATCCGTCCGGAGCACCGTGCCATCCTCTCCGAAAAGGAGGCGATCGAGTTCAGCGCCGCCTTGAGGAGGATGTTCGACTAAGTTCGGCTGGCACCCGCTGGCCGTTAACCGGGGGGGGTCATTTGGCCCTCCCCATAACCTGAAAGGGAGCAAAAATGCCAACCAAATCCAAAAAAAGGGGCGCCAAGGGTGAAGCCCTGCGCGCCAAGCGTGAATCCCTGCACACAGCGGTAGCGGACTCACTGGAAGAGTTCTACAAAATGGTCAAGGAAGGCAACGCCCACGGCTGGCGTTCGCCTGGACCGGCTCAGTGGGACCTCTGGACCGTATTCGATATCCTCGAAAGGATGACCCCGGAACCGGAGTCTCCTAAAGAGAGGGCGATCATCGAAAACCTGGGTACGGCCATCGCCGACCACATGATCGACACCTTCCGGCAGAAGGAGCCCTTGCGTAAAGCTGGGCTGAAGGCCCTCACCATGATGGCCGACTGTATCAAGAAGGAGCTGAAGTATTAATGCAGTTCCTCATTGATCTTTACTTGCTGGGGATTACGGGGGTGTTAGTCTGGCTCATCGTCAGGCTTAACCACCTCTACAATCTCCACAACCTGCTCAGTATCTCTTTCTACAAACTCCACCACCGCTTCCAGAAGTGGTGCGAGGAACAGTGGGACGGGGACTGAGCGCCACGGGGAGCCTTCGGGCTCCCCCTTTTTTTTTGAGCGGGCGCCGGTGTCGTTCGGTCGCTCCTGTGATGACTAAACAAATCGCCCGCACGTGTGCGCGCTCTCAATTCATTCAGAAAGAAAAATCACCCCACGATAGTGGGGGATGATTTTTCAAGAGTAGAAAGGAGCACGCAATGCACAACCTCAAGATGGACATGCGAAGCATGATACAGCTTTGCAAGGACCTGGGAATCCACGACGATCTCACCGATCTCTCAGCCAAGGAGCTGAGAGACTTGGTCAACAAGGCGCTGGAAAAGCGTCCGGTTCGTGATGATAATCACGATAACCCCAACCAGAATGGAGCAAACCATGAGTAAATCATTCCATGATGCGTTTGTCGCTGAGTACGACAACACTCGATTCAATAGCCACAAGACCATTCTTGTGGCGCCACCCGTTTCGGAATCCAGCCTCATGGCGCTGGTGGGCAACCACACCACCAAAGAGCTTAAAAAGCTCTGCGCCGCCTTCGACATTTCCGCCACGTGGTACAACCACGCACGCAAGGAACAGCTCGTAGAGCGGATCGTGAAACGACTGAGGACCGGGGTGAAACCCCGCCAGATTGCCGCCACCGCCGGAAAACTGGGAAGCGATAGTTTCATGAGCGAAGCTCTGAAACTCATGTTCGATGTGACTGAGGCTTGCCCAACCTTCGTCTGTGGCGATCAGACAGTTGCCCACCCGACTGACGTCTGGTACTTCGACACTGAAAGTGCCAACATTGGCCGTCTCAATACGGACAACATGACCGCTGTCGCTGAGTCCATTGCTCATACAATGGAACCGCCGCCATGGCCTTTGGCTGAACCGACCCCCGAACCCGTTAAGGAGCCTACCGTGACGCAACCCGTGACCCCCACCCCCGCACCTGCCGCCGCCACCGGACTCGATGGCATTCTCAAGGCCATCATCACCGAATCCATCGGTGATGAGGTCAAGAACGAACTCAGCAAGATGGGCATCACCCAAGAAAAGGTCGAAGACCTTATCATGGGTGTTCTCAACAAGTCCACCATGCCCTCGGTCGTCAAGCGTGTCGATCCCGCCCCGGGAGAGCCGACCCTGGAGTTGGCTCACACGTGCCTTAAGAAGGCACAGTTCTACCTCGACGGTGGCGATTCGATCTACCTCAACGGTCCCGCCGGTAGCGGGAAGACCGAAGCCAGCCGCCAGTTGGCAAGGATCTACGATCTGGACCTGACGATCATCTCCTGTACTGGTGACATGACGGTGTACGACATCGTTGGGTACAACGATGGGCACGGCAAGTACAACCCGACCCCCTTCTACCACGCGTGGTGCGAAGGTCACTTCATCCTGATCGACGAAGTCGATAAGGCTCCCGGTGAGGTCACGGTGTTCCTGAATGCCGCAACGGAACAGGGACTGCTGACGTTCCCCAACGGGGAACAGGTCGAGAAAAAGGACGGTTGCAAGATCGTTCTCACGGGCAACACGAAGCTCAGTGGCGCTGACTCCATCTACAACACGGCGAACAAGCAGGACGGTTCGTTTGCGAACCGGCTGATCCCGGTTGCGTGGCCGTATGACGAGTACCTCGAAGAGTGCTTGGCGATTCGTGCCTCGCTGGCGTGGGGTGGTAACGAGCGTCAGGCGAAGGAGTCGCACAATGCGATCAAGAAGATTCGCAAGGTCACCGACGAGTTCGGCATGAACTACATCGTCGGCCAGAGGCAGACGATGAAGGTGGCTCAGACGGTCGCACGTGGCCTGTCACTCGAAGAGGCTGTCGAGGACATCGTCTACGGCTGGATGGACGAGAACGATGCTGACAGAGTCAGGGAAGGAGTCAAGCATGCTTAACAACCCGTGGCACACGCCGAAACCCAGACTGCATCTGGCCTACTTCAACTGCGTTGAGGACATGTGGAGAGCCTCACGTGACAGGGAGTGCGACGGAAGCGGCAATTCGAGCCGTACCGGCTCGGAGACTTTCACTGAAACCTCCTCTTTCGAGGAGGCTTTCGCAATGGGAACCTCAAAGGGCTGGGTCGAAGGAGCGACCCAGTTGCGTCAGATCACGGCACGGCTGGGCAGAGTGAACGCCATCCTTGCGGGTGAGCGTATCACGAAGAGCGTGTCTGTTGCCGGTCCGGTGCTTCATCCTCAGCGATTTATCGCTGGGGATAAGCGCCACATGACCAGGAAGCGCCGGATTCGTACCGCAGACGGTACGAAGATCAGGCTGGGTGTCGAGTGTGCTACACTGGGACACATGCAAGCGACTGCTTACATGACCCGTGGCGTGGCGATTGCGGCACTCGTGAAGGTGCTTGAGAACAGTGGAATCTCAGTCGAGGTAACTGGTCTTTGGACCAGTTACGACAACAAGGGAGACGTCACCTCAATCGTTGCCAACATCAAAAAGGCTGGGGTGATGGCGAGTGACGAGCGAATGGCGATGTGCATGGCACACCCTTCCACGTTCCGCAGGGGATGCTTCGGCATCAAAGAGGCCCGAAAGGACTTCGACTCAACCTTCGGTTGTGGATACGGGAGTACCACCAGCATGCCTGAGAAGTACCTCAAAGACTTGGGTGTGGACCACCACATCAAAGACATCCACTCCGATGGAGTGGATTGGGACAGCGCCAGCGATGATGAAATCGTCGTCTGGATCAGAAGCACCCTTGATAAAATCAAGGAGAAAAAGGGAATCAAATCCCGGTAAGGAGTGACGAGCATGGATAAGAAAATCAAGAACATCATGCGTATGTGCAATTCGGCACATACGGTACTGGGGGCCACTCTCGCATCTATTTCACGGGTTACCGTGAACCACGATGAGAACGATGGTGAGACCATTGCGAACCTCACGATCGCCCTCAACAATCTGCTGTTCGCAATCTCAGCGCAGAGCGAGGACTCAGAAGTCCTCGAAGCTCTGGGGAATATGCGCTCCGCAGTGGATGGCATGGAGGACGAGGCCAAGCGAATGACTGCCGTAGGCAACGCCGCTCTGGCCCTGGCTCTCATGGTACTGGGGCAACTCGCCCGTGAGGACACGTGGATCGAGCGTAACACGAAGAACGAGGACAAGGACGAGGACGAGGAAAAGCCGAGCACCGACCGGATCAGCAAGGGAGTTATCTCCCTTGAGGACCTCATTAAGGACATCGAAACTGGGAGGAAAAAGTAATGAAGAGCCCCGCATTCATGACCATGGAACAACCCCTGCGTTGCATCACGACCGCACGGAACGTGTTGCTCGACTTCGCACAGCTCACCTTCGACAGCAAGGCCGATTCCGGAGTCAGGCAGGACCTCGTAGAGGACATCGGGGAGCCGATAGCCCGCATCATGCACCTCGCCATGGAGCGTGGCGAGCACGTGCCGGAAGAGAAGGCTGATGCCTGGGGCGACGCCTTCGATGAGATCACCAGCGATCTCAAGCAGAAGCTCGCTTCCAGCGAGTCCACGAGAGTTGAGGTCGTCACCTCCTGTGCGGTCGCCTATGCTTCCGTCCTTACGAGGGTGCTGGAGATGATGTACGAGATCGCTGAGGACATGGAGGGCTCGAAGGCTAAGAGCCTTCTTCAGGTGGTCGAGGAGCTCTTCGGGGATTCGGGCCCCGGCTGGCCGGGGCAGAAGGAGGACGACAATGGTTAACCTGAAACCGTGCCCCTTCTGTGGGGCAAAGGAGAACCTT